GTTACATCTGCCACAGTTGCGCCAACTGCTGCAGACTGTGCGCCGCCAAAATTACCATTTATTTTACTGTAGACAATGTTCAACGCCCCTGCTGTCGTGCGTCTGCAATTAGCTCTAAACGCTAAAGCCTTACCCGAGAAGCCTTTTAGATTCATACGCCACCCGTTCGGGGTAGCCGTAGATGTGTGTATCAGTTTGCAGCCGCTAAACGATAACACGCTATTTGCGCTGATAGCCTCAAATCCACCCACGCTAGACGCAAAGCTAATGCCGCCAAGCAGGTCTACACTTGTATCAACATACGCCCCAAACGTCACAACATTAGATGCACGAACACCATTGCTCGCTGCCAGCATTGCAGCTTCCGTGTTGTAGTTGCGGCCATTCCAATAGTGCAGAGTGCCGTCCTCATAAAGATAAGGCGTTGCGCCGTTGTCTGTAGCTTCTATCGTGTTTCTGTTGCCAAATCGTTGACTTATCCAGCCTAAACCATTGGCTGCCAATACATTACGGACAGCAGCAACGAGCGGCGAAATAGAGCCTGCGACTAAGGTACTCACAGCATCAGTGTCCCGTTGATTGATAGTTCTAAAACTTGTTGCTTGTGAGGGCGTTAAAACAATGCTTGTGATGTAGCTGCCAAGCCATGCCCCGTTATCGCTAATCAAATTGAATTTCGACGAATCTGCAAAAGCAGCACGAGTCAGCGTAGTTGTTTGGCCTGTCGTGTAATTGACACTCGCAGCATCGGTTGTCTGCCCCGAACCCGCCCATGTGATTGTGGCAACATCGGCGGAACGAGTACCAGCCGTTAAGATTGGCGATGATGCGTTAGTGCCCGTTTCGATTTGTGCGTGCCAGAAATTGTAAATAATCTGTGATGCACTCGCACCTGAGCCACGGCCAGCATAAGTGCCGTCTGTTGTTGTTCTGAGTTGCAGGGTCATCGCGGCAGTTGTTGTCGGCTTCATCAAAAACTTAACGCGATACCAGCCGCCCGATAGTGTTTCGATGCTGGTCGCTGCCGATGAGTTGATACCAGCCGTTAGGATTGCAGGGCTACCAGAAGCATCCCAGTCAATGCTCAAACCCTGCACCGCGACATAGCCACCACCGCTATAAGTGATTAAAGTGTAACGAATTGCGCCTTTTTTCAGAATCATAGAGACTTGATAATCACCTGCGGCAGCAGGTGTAAACGCTAAATTACGCCCTGAATCAGTTGCGCCTGTCTGTGTTACAGACGTGCCATCTGTTGCAGAATTAGGCGTAGAAATGCCCGTTGTGAGAGTTTGACCTGAGCCTGACCAGCCCGTGCCATTAAGCGTTGTCGGGGCTTGGACTAGGTTTGTTGCAGCATTTTCTAATAAAACGCCTTTGTTTGTTTTACGCAACACGTTAGTCGCAAATGTTTCGTAAATGCCTGAATTATTAAGAGCTAATGCGCTAGAGGCTCGGCTGTACGTTACAGCATCAAACGCTTGAAAATCAGAACGCACGACACCTGATAGCAAATTATCGGTACTTAGAAAATTGAAATAACCGCCAGCAGTTTGAATCGCGTTAATAATCTCAGGGTCAGTACCGCCTAATTGAACAGACAAAGCAGCAGCGCGAGCGTGTACGCCAGCGTCATCGGCGGTCTGCTGCAGTGCGGTGATTAGTGATGAGCTAGGATAGGTATTTACATAAGTTGCTACAGTAGCTACGTTTTTATAAAGCTCATAAAAAGCATTGTCGGGAGCGGCTTTTGGCACATAAAAATACTTATTAGTCGTGCTGTTTGTCGCTGTTATGCCGTCACTTGTTGTCGTAAAAATAAAACCTGCTGCTGCGGCTATTTCTGCTGATATAGCCGATTCGTCAGCGTAATCACTGGCTAAATTTTTACTATTTTCAGCATCTGTTTTGTCAGCAGTGGTCTGAGTTACATCTAAAGCGGTTTGCTCTGCGGTGGCTTGAGCCTGATTTTTAGCTGTTTCAGCATCGTTTTTGTTATTTGTAGTCTGCATCACATCCAAAGCAGTCTGTTGAGCGTCTTGATTAGTTTGCTCTGCCGCATTGGTCGCAACTTCTGCGGCTTCAACAGCTTCATCTCTAGCGGCATTAGCTTCTTGAATCACTAATTGAGTATTAGGAGGTACAGAAACTTCACGAACAACAACAGGTTGACTATTTAATATCGCTTGAGTAATCATATTTTATAATCTCGTAAAACAAACTAAACCATAACTTAAATACGAAACAGTATTATCGGCTTGGGTTACTTTTAATGAATACTCTGCCAATTTACCTGTCGCAGATACAACAATATCACCGTCATCGCGTTCAATAATGCCTGCTGTTACTGTGCCTGTGCGCGTTAAATTCGTGGTTAAACTATTATTCACTTCGGAGGCTGGCACGTTTATTGTTATTTTAGTTAAATCAACAACGGTTATATGGCCGCTGGTTGTGCTTAACGTCAAAATAACATCGTCACTGTCATTATCTACCTTGATTACTAATTCAATATTAGCATCAGAAACATCAACAGGCGTGCCGTCTTCTGTTTGCCAAATAAATTGGGGAGGAAATGGCCCATCTGCACCTATTTCAAAAATCATGTCTTGTCTTAACGCTGGCATATTGCCCCCAAAACAAAAAAGGCCGCATAAGCAGCCTTGTTGATATTTCTAATTACGTTACAGTACCTAAAATACTGCCTGTATTTTGCCAAGTAATAAAACTATTGCCATGTATTGCATCACCTGCAATACCTCCAACACCCGGCGTAAATGATGACGGATATAATGGGCTATATCCATTTTCTCCGTTTTGTGCCAAATCACCACCTTTGCCACCATTTGCTGTATATCCAAACGGTGATGGCGTTGATTTACAAAACTTTATACCTGCATCGCCTCCTTGTGTTTTTGTTGCTGTTGTACCTGCTGTTTCAAAGTTTGAGTCAGTGTAATAATATTCAACACCATCCAAAAATTGCTGAATATAGCCACGCGCACCGCCGTGGCCAATTGGCGCACCACCACCACCTGCCCCTGAATATTCAGAGCTAAGGTCATCACCTAATAATATTGATACACCAGCCCCACCACCACCTGCCCCACCACCAATTGTACCGTTCGTATTATCTATAATAATTGGATAGTCAACTAAAAGTGCATTACCACCATCTTCACCATCTTCACCAATTGAAAAAATTTCTTCATCTATTCTTGGTGAACTGTTTAATGATTGATAATACCAACAAGCATCAGCACCTTTACCACCACGCCCTGCAATTAGTCCTTTATTAATTAAAATAATGGTTACACCGCTTGGCCATCTGTCATCAACAGTTAAGGCGTAGTTAGATACTGTAGAGCCTGTAATAAAAACATCTTCAAGTATTTCAAAATTAACCGTTATACCTTGGTCTGGGACACCAAACTCATTAACAAAATAATCATAAAGATTAACGTCTACATCGTCCAAGATTGGAATATCGTAACGATTGCTAATAGGTATATTTACACTGACCTCTTGGGCTTTATATTTAATATCATCATTATCTGTGGGTTGTGCGTAAACCACTTCAAAAGGCACACTTTCAATAGCCCCCGATACCCTTTGTATTTTTCTAGTTTCTGCAATAAATAAATCACCGACTTTTAATTGCAAAGCTGGCACTAAATTAAATTCAATAACTCGCGGCGCGTCCCGATAGGTTTTTATTAACGAATCAGCCAAGGCATTAACGCGACCTAAACTCGTTTTTTTGAACCAACGGCTGTATATTTTTTTGAATGGATTTGTACCATATTGCAATGCACTAATTGCATCTAAGTCGGGCGTAGCCACTCGCAATTCATAGTTTTTTAAGTCGTCGATTTTTTCGGTCGGCTTCTTTTGTGCAAAGTATATTAACGCAGTCGCAATACGTTGCGTGGTATCTGTTTTTACGTCGATTGTTTTGCTTAAAAAATGGCTTTCGTCGGTCAATACTGGCAAGCCATCAGGCAATGGCTTAACAGCTCTAAACGGTATTTGTTGCTCTAATTCGTCCCACCACACACGACACAAGCCTTGTTCTGTTAGCTCGCCGATTAGTGTATTTATGCCTGTTGGCTCTGTTATTTCAGCATTCCAAACGCCTGCTAAATAAGCTGTAGACTCATCATCCCAAGCGTCTTTATCAATATAATCTGTACTTATGCCCGAGTATGTTGTTAATAGCTCATAAATAACATCTTGTATTTTTTCATCATCAAAAATACCCACTTCTTGTGCTGTGTCATCTGCGCTGTGAACTTCAGCAGTTGTATTGCTTGCGCCTCTAGTAACTGTAAATGTATCGCCCGAACGCGAATAGACAACCACTTCACCACTAATCGCTAATTTGCCCGATGTTTTATATTCCGCACCAACACCACTCGGCACTAGAGTAAATGACGTGTCAGTATCGCTAATATCGGCACTTAAACGCCCGTTTGAGGGCTTGGGAAATAGTGCTTTTTTGTCGTCTGCTAGTTTTAAAATGTCTTTAGCAACAACTGTTACATCGTCGTTTTTGCTAATACCATCTAATCTATCAATAACATAAACACTGTCAACAAAATTGCTCCAATCAAAAACGGCAGTGAGATAACCACGGCGCACCCTAAGCACGCGGTTCTCATAATATGGATTACGCGCCTTAAATTTTCCCCAAAACGTCCCGCTGTTTGTGGTGTCATAGGTGCGTTCCTGCCAATAAGGGTCTATTTCTGTGTCTGGCCACGGTGCGTCTATAAAATTAACTCTAACACTACCACGCACACCCAAACCCTTACCTGGCGTAATCTCTTGGCTGGCAAAAGACACGCTTTTTATTAAAGGAATGGCGTTAATGCCAACGGGAATTGATGCGTTTTTTTCGCAAAATCGGTAAGTTTTGATGGTTTTATCAAAGTTTGCAGGGTCATTACACGTTGAATAAGTGTTATGACATTTATCATCGCCTGTTTGTGTTGCTGTACACGCACCAATGCCTGAGCGTAACGCGCAAAAATCCATATCTAATTCAATAAAAACGGTGGGGATATGGCCTACTTTTGCACTTTCTACCGCGTAACTCATAGCACCCCCGATAGCAGGCAATTAACAGGGATATTTAGATTTTGGCGATAGTTTTCGTCTATCGGTGCATCGGGAATGTCACCGTCTGTTTCGCACCAACACGCATCGGCTGGACGGTCTGTGTGATTCCAACTAAACAAAAACGGGTATTTTTCAGCGTGCAAAATAAATGGCTCGACGTGTTCACGATACCAATTTGCAGGAATGGCCTTGTTTAAAATGGTTGTTTTTGCGCCACGCGAGGTAATAGCACGCCCAGCAAATTGGCCGCCTTCAGTTTTTTGATTTATTATTGTGTTTTTTCGAGCTTGATGTGGCAGCACAAAACTGGGCGGCATACCGCGATATAAATTAAACGCCTCGCCGAACATCAACACGCCGCAATAAAAACCTGTAGTTGTTAAGTTAAAATAAACTCGCCAATGCGTTGCAGACACACTACCAAAAAGGCTAATTTTTAATTGGTTATCGGTAAGGGTGGTTGATGTTGTAGCGTCAAGCCAGCTTGAGCCGCTATCAACAGAGTATTGGAGTTTAACTGTGCCGCCGATTGCGCCTAAATTGTGACGATAAATAGCAAAATAGTCGGCTGTTACTGCACTGTCAAAAACAGCGGTGATAGTTTGCACACCGCTTGCCGTCGGCGACCAATAGCTTGTAGTACGCCAGTCATAGGCATTGGCCACACTAAAGCCTGCTGACTCAGTAGATGCTGTGATGCTGTCAACAAGTGGCGATGTAAGCGCATTGTCGTAAAAAATATAGGCTTTACTCATGCCGCAATAAACCTCAAGTCTTTAAATTCTTTGCCGTCGGCACGCACTTCGTCAATAAAATCAATAAGCTGACGACCGCTTAACATTCTGTCTTCAGGCACACGAATATAAGTGACGTTAGTGTCTGCCAATTCTTGTGCGCGTTGCTCTGAACGCGGAACAACATCATTAGACGATGACAATGCCGACGGCGCACCGCCTGCCACACTTGAAGGACTACTGCCACTTAATACGCCTTGCGCCATGCTTGCGCCAAAAGCAATCGCTAAGCCAGCGGCCGCAACACCTAATGCAGGGCCAATAAACGGAATGGGGGCAAGCGCGGCATAAGCACCTGTCGCTGCGCGGTAAGTATTAACGCCGATTTCGTACAATGCTTGGGCTTTTTGGATGGCTTGGGCAGCTTTAGCGGCCTTGCTTTGGCCTTGAGCCATTGAATTTAAGCCATTTTGAAAGAAGCTAACATTTGCTGCCATTTGCGCTTTTTTGGCTTCTAGCTCTACATCGCCATTAGTGACAACTTTGTTAATACGATCTTGGTCGAGTAGCAGCCATGAATTGTTAAATTCTTGTTGGGCGTTGAGCTTGTAGACGTTGGCGGCATCCATTGCGACGAGTTCAGAGTCAACCAGCGCGAAAAATGCGTCGTTTGCGGCAATTTCATTTTCATTTTTTGCGTTGTTTTCGTAGACTTTCGCTGCATCCATTGCAACAAGCTCAGAATCAACTGTATTGAAAAATTCAGTATTTGGGTCAATAGCTTTTTTATTTTGTAAAACTGAAGGTTTAGCTTCTTTATTTTTTTTATCTTCTTTTTCTTGGGCAGCTCGCCGCGATTTCTCAATCGCTAATGTGTTTTCGTATTTATTTTGAGCCTCTAGCCACAATAATGTGCTTTCAAAAAATTCATCATTAGCAGACTTTGCATCTGTTGCCGCTGCGCCGACACCTGTCCAAATTTGTATGAGCTCTGTAATGCCTTTATTATATTTTTCTTCTGCTGTGTTATCCGCCCAAACTGCCTCCAAGGCTTTCCATGCGGGTTGTGCCCCGAAAGGATTTTCAACGGCCGCCTGCAAGCCAAGCCTAACAATCGCCAAGGCTTTACCCATTTTCTGCTCAATACCTGTTGCAACAATATCGACCACTTTATAAATAGTCATAAACGACTTGATTGTGCCACTAATGACTGCGCCGACATCTTTAGCAAAGCTACTTCCCGATGATGTTGCAATACTTTCGCTTTTTGCTGCCAAATCAGACAAAACAGGGATTAGCTCTGTTGCGATTTGCTGCCACAATCCTGTTGTCGCGAACTTCATATTGTCTATTGCATCATTAAAAGTACCTGCCGCGTTCGATGCGTCTGTACCCACAACAAGGTTTAATTTTGCGGCTTTATCAGTCAACTCTTGAATTGCGCCACTACCCTGCTGCAAAGCAGGCAAAAGAGCTGGCCCTGCTGATTTACCTAGCAAATCAATGGCGACATTAGACTGAGTTGCGCCTTGCTCCATTTTTGCCAGTTCGTCCGATACGTCCATCATCACATCGGCCGCGTTACGCATTGCCCCGTTTTGATCACGCACTGAAATGCCTAGCACGTCAAACAAATCTGCCTGAGCTTTGCTGCCTTCTGCCGCCGCAACCATGTTTTCGGACAGTTTTTGCAAGCCGCCCGTGTAGTCCTGTAGTGTTGCATCACTAAAATGTAGCGCGTATTCCATTGCGCTAAGTGCCTCAGCTGTTTGATTGCTACGAGCCGCAACATCAGCAAGCCCATCGGCATAGTCGATTTGCTCTTTGATTCTGTCTTTTATGCCATCAATGGCAAATGCGGCAGCTAAAGCCGCACCAATAGCTAAGGCTTGGCTTTGAATCGTATTGCTGGCATCTTCAGTAACAGCAGTAACGTCATTCATTGCGTCTTGAGCTGTTGCTGGAGCTTGAGCCATGCCACGGTCAAATGCCGTCGATTCGGCACTAAGGCTGATATGCAAAGCCCCGATCTGTACGCCATTTGCCATGATTTTTACTCAATAAAAAACCCGCAAAAGCGGGTTATTTCTTATCAAAACGACTGAAAAAGCTCTCAATCTGTGCTTCAACTTGCTCATCTGATAGCTCAGATTTGTGTTTTGGCTTGTACGACATAAAATCATCCGACCGTTTAGCCGCTTGATTCTTGCCCCGATTGACGTTAAACGTCATTGCCAACAGCTCGGCATTGCGCCTATCCGCCCTTAACTCACCAAAATGCGTCAAGTTAAAACAGGCTTGCCATGTGCAAAACTCGGCAACATCCATTGTTGCCTTCAACTCTCTCACTGTGCGCCCTAAATGTCCTGCCAATAAAAACCAGAACTGTTCTTCAGGACGCTCTAAGAGTTTTTTTCTTCTGCCTCGACACTATCGGCCAACATTTTGTTGATTTTCAACGATGCTTGAATGAGTCGCTGAATTGCCGCGCCATGCAATTTACCAATATCGTCAAAATGCTCAGGCGTAAAAACAGAATTGCCGTCGGTATCAGTTGTCGAAAAAATCAACACCATCGTGCCAAAGCCTTCTGTTTTATCGCCTTGTTTTTTTGACTGTTCGCGCCACGCACTATTCATCAGCTCGCGTTGTGCGCCTGTCATCACGTTGACGCGCAATACCACACCATCGCCAAATTCAGGCATCGGCATATCTTCAAACGGCAACTTGCCAATCGTTGCAAAAATAGCAGCCGCTAAAGCTAATTTAGACATGATTAAACCCGTGTATATGGAGATGCGCCGCTAACTTTTAGCGTGACCGTTTGACGTAAAATGTCATCCATGTTGGATGTTGGCTTGATGTTAGTAACAATGGCTTTAAATGCACGGTAGTCGCCATTTCGATATAAAAAGCGATAATCGACAGGCGCGCTGACTAACAAATCATCTTCAAGCAACTCTTGCGCGGCACTACCTTCATCAAAAATAATATCTAATTCGACATTACCCGATTCAATTAAGTCCGCACCTTCAAACGCTTTGTACGGATCAGGGCTTGCGCCATCGTATTGATCAATCGTTGTGACATCAATCGTGCCACGCGACTGATCTGGCGGTGTCATGCCTTTGCATCCACCAATGGCTGTCCAAGTTAAGACTTCGGAGACTAAAGCCCCACGTTGAAATTTTGCACCTTGTACATGTACGGTCATGTTGTTTGCTCCCAAATGACAAAACTAATCATAATAACGTGTGACTGTACTGAATCTTCAAAACTGTACGCGTCACTCAAAACCGAACAACTCGGTAAAATGGTTTGTGCTTCCATTGCTGTAATTACGTCATCTTTTAAGCGTTTAACTTCATCGTAATCGGCTGAAAAAATGTACGCATCAAATTGAATCTTGCTATCACCACTAAAGCCGCTATCGATTGAATTTTCCTTGATGCTGCTAGGCTCGGTGTAAACTAAAAAAGGTCTTTGCGTTTTTTCGGGTGCATAATTTGGAAAAACGCGCGAATTAAAAATGCTTTTAACGGCATCAAAAAAAGCGGTACTAGCTTGCATTTTGCGCCCCTAATCGTCTCGCCTCAGCTTCTATGCCGTCAGCTAATAATCTTGATACTTCGGCTAATGCTTCGTCTTTTTTGGACTCATAAGCAGGCAATAAAAAGCGTTTAGGCATAATGTATTTACCGCTTTTAGTGCGCCAGCCCCATTCTTGAAACTTGCCATAAAACGCACGGCCATCAAGAGGGATGATGTATTGAATCTGCCCCATCGTTGCCCGCTTGCCTGTTAATTTTCGCTCTTTAAGTTTGCGTTTTAGATTGCCAGGCTTAGCAACAATGATCTTTCCACGCTCTTTGAATTTATGCGTTTTTGTGCCGACTGGCGCACGGGCTTGAGCATCTACACGCACAATAACTGCGCCTACTTTTAATGCGTCACCAATAATGGTTTTTGCTACTTTTTTATTGAGTTGGTCGATGCTTGTTTCTAGTTGAGTCATGCCCAAAACAGTGACGTTTGACATTTTTACGACTCCCGAACGCCTTCACTCACCATTAAATGAAGTTCTTTATTTCGCTCACCGACGTTAATTAGCGCATGAATTGTGTAAATTTTATTGTTATAAACTGCACGCATCTTAGCTGTAATGTCGGCACGAAAACGCATTTTGATAATGCCCGTGACTTCACTGTGATTTTGCTGTGCGGCAAACAAAAACTTGCCCGACAACGGGATAATTTCGGATTGAACGGTGCAAATGGGTTGCCAGATAAACTTTTCACCACCGCTGGAATTGCGGGTTTCGGTGAGGGCTTCGATTGTGATTTTGTGACGCAATTTGCCTGCTTGAATGGCCATGTCAAACCCCTAGCTTGCGATAAGGATTCATTAAGTTTTGGCACGTTATATTGATATTAAGTGCTGTCTCCTGCTGAGCTGCGAGGTTGTCCATAAAGTCACCAACCATCAAAAGAGCTGCATGAATTAATGGGTATGCAATCAGTAACGGATCTTCTTTGTCACGGCAGCGAGGATCGCTTAACGGCCGATCTATATAATCACTGACAGCAGCTAAAGCCGTTTTGATGAACTTTTCAATCTGAGCATCTTTATCATTGATATCTAAAGGATAATTCAGCGCAACTTTTACTTCTTCAACAGTAATTGAATCGCTCATCAAAACAACCTCAACAAAAAGCCCCAATTAAGGGGCTTTATTTAATCTGCTAAATTAAGCTAACAAGTCACCTGAAACCATCGCATCAGGAATGGCAACACCGAAGCCAGCACGCATTTCGGCACGGACTGTCACTAAGTTTTTCTGGAAGTTATCAGCATCTTCTGTTGACAATTCAACAGTCACATCTTGACGTACATAACCCGTTGCACCTAAAGTCAAATTACCTAACCAGAATTTACCTTCAGCCATTGCAGAAGATAAAACAATAGGCAGCCCCCATAAAACAGGCTGAATCATGCCACCCGGTGCGCCAAGCAAATACTCACCTGTATCGGATTTTTCACGCTCAATTTTGCCCCAGTCAACAGGGTTTAATACAACCGCTTCAGGCGTAATACCACTGCCCCAAACTTGGTATTTCGCTGTATTGATCGTGTCGATTGCTAATGCTGACGGCACTGCTACTAAGCTATTACCTGCTTTCATCAAGCCGCTAAAGCTAGTGGTTGTACCGTTAATGACTTTTGCTTCTAATTTTAAGCGCACGCCATAAGCGAGACGACCTTCGATGTATGCTGCCAATGCTGGCATGTCATCTAACAGTTGTTTTGTTACACGGATCCAGTGGGCAACAACGCTGATTGTGATATTTTCAACGCCAAATGTTAAGTTAGACTGTGGTTTAGCTCCTGCTTCTGCAACTTCATCAGCCATGATGTCATAAGCAGATTCACGCAGTAACGGAATTAAATCACCTGTTACGGGTGTCCACACAATCAAATCCAATAACGCCAGTTTTAATTCAGAGGCACGATTACGCTGTACATCAATCGTCGCTAATGACGCATTTGCACCAATACCCGTAATAGAAACGATGTTACGGGCTTGAATGCCGTCAATTTGCATACGACCCTTACGCGCTTTAATCGTCGCCACTTGCTGACTGATTTCAGTATTACGCGCCAAGATTGAACCGACTGTTTTTAGATCCGCATCGCCACTACGCACTTGGTCAACCAGTTTTTGCTCCATGTCAGAGAAACGGCCAGCCAATTCAGTCACCGCTTTGGCATCGGCTTCCATTTTTTTACGGATTTCGTCAGGTAACTTGCCATTTTCAAGCGTGTCTTGATGTTTTTTGATTAACTCATCAAGGCTTTTCATGCGCTCGTTAAGCTTTTTCGCCAACGCGGTTGCGTCATCGGGTGCTTCACGGCGGTTAATTTGACGAACGGCTACTGCAATTTGATTGGTTTTAGAGCTACTCATAGTGTTTTCTCTCAAAAAAAGGCATAAAAAAAACCGCTAATCGCGGCAACATCAAGGCATTAAAACTTAAAACGATAGTTGGTCTAATACCGATTGATATTCGTTTGCATGGTTTGGCACATGCAGAACATCATCTAAACGAGCAAGCAATAAATCGGCATCATTACGAGACAAACCCATATTGATTAACAGATTATTGGCATCGTCAGCGTTACGAACAGCATTAATAGCCTCAGTAGTAGGCGTAATGCGTGCTGTTTGGTCGCTAGGTTCGTCAACTACACTGATTTCATATAAATCAATGCGTCGAATGACGCGTGAACCTGTTGCATCCTGCATCACGTCCATTGGGTTTGGTTCGTAGAAGGCGATTGATAAGCCGTCAACTGTACCATGTTGCAACATTGCACCAACATCGCTTGCTAACGACAAATTAGGTGTTAACTCGCCTTTGACTAAAAAACCTGTGTCATCTTCAAGTAATTCAACCCATTTGCCGATACGACGGGCATTTGCACCGCTAAACCAGTCCATATAACCGTGGTTGTAGTACATGTGAACCTGTTTACCGCTGGTAATGACATCAGCAAACGCGCCTTTTTCAAAACGCTCACCATGACTATTAACCGTCGCCCACTTGACCGCATAACCTTCAAACTTATAAGGCTCACCCGCTTGCGTAGGTGCGGTAAAACGCAACTCGCTAGGCACGATCTGCATCCGACGACATTGCACATCAGGCGGTTTACGGCGGTTACGGTGATGCAGCTTAGTCATGGTTAACCTCATCTTTGCTTCTTGTAGGTACTACGTTTAAAATTTTATCAATAGTGGTCATATTGCTTGGCACAAGTAACTGATCACCGTTTGGTTTTGCTTGTCGGCCTTCACTTTTACGGGCTTCGTTGGGTGTCATGAAGCCTGACAATACTTGTTTAGATACCGATTCAATACGATCTTTTAAGGTGGCTCTTAAAATTGCATCAGCATCAAACTCAATCTCGTAGGTATCCCATTCGATGCGTGGCAATAAATTAACGATAATAGATAGTTCTAATTTTTCTAAATAAGTCCGTAAAACAAACTTATAAAAGCCACTAATGATCGAATCAATGCCACTTCCCCACACCGTCGATGCTGACAGATCGTTGACTAAAACACTTGGTACACCAAACGCACGACATATTTCTTCTAAGCTAAAACGGCGAGTGGCCAATAGCTCCAAATCTTCAGGCGTTAAACTCATGGCCTCAAACTTCATGCCACCGCCTAAAACAGCGAGTTCTGTTTGGTCACCGTTAAGCAATCCATTCATTTCAGAACGTAGATCATCGCGCTGTTCTTTGTTTGGCCAGTTAGCTGCTAATAATGTGCCTGTCGGTTTTGCACCGTTTGACATTAAATGAGTGATTTTGTCATCACCAGCAATAGCCACACCGATAGATTTTTTAGCGTTGGCCAGTGGTGACAACCCCATTAAACCATTGCCAAATAATCGAATATGCCAGACTTCGGATTCTGTTAATTTTTGGCGCGTGCCGTCTAATTTTTGCCAGTGATAAATTATGTCACCGTTAAGCATTAACTCAGGCTCAATGCTGCCGCTGTTAAGTACCTGCAAACTGACCAAGCGTTTACCCATCATTCCGCGCAAAACGTAGGCATTGCCACTGGATACAAGGTTAAGCATTAACTGTTCAAAAAACTCAATGCGCGTTTGCCGACGGTTAGGACGGTGCTTGAGCAACTTGATTAAATCGTGGTTTGTTTCAAGTGTCCGATTGCCTTCGGCATCCAGTTTGTACATATTGAGCGGTAAACTAGACACTGTTTCAGCCAACAAACGAATACAGGCAAACACCGCACTAACGGTCATGGCACTGTCAAACGTCACAGGCTTTGCAGTTGTTCCTGCGCCTGCACTGGCATATTGGCGGCCACGTTTTGGCTCAGCAGGAGCAACACCAAACCATGACACGATGGATGTCCAAACTGTCATCGTTTACTCACTCTTACAAAGTCTTTTAGGTAGTCATCCATTGCTGCATCACCACTATTATCAAGGCTACCCACTTCGTCGAAGTGAATAGCGCGTGACATCGCGTTGATGAGTGCAACAGCAGGGTCGATTTTGTTTTCTGGCGCGTCTTTACGCGGAAAAATGTTGTCATTGGCGTCGGGTTTAACCGTCACGTTTGACATAGCCCATGATAAAACGGGGTCACCGTTGTGGTGCAAGCGTCCAGCACGGACTAATGATTCAATCCACTTCATCGGCTCAGACAAAAACCGCACTTGCTGCGGTATTTCTACCGTCACAATGTCAGCGGCTTGCAATCTTTGAGCAATATACACGGCGTTAAACGGGTCAAAACCCACTTCGCGCAAGTCAAATTGACTGTATTCTTCAAGAATATCTTGCTCAATTTGACCAAAATCAGTGACGTTACCAGGTGTTAATGTCAGAAAACCATCACGCGCCCATGCTAAGTACTGCCGATTGTTGGGTAATTCAGCCGTATCTTCGTTGATGTATTGGTCACTAAAAATGTAATAGTGTTGAACACCGTCAATAGGCCGTAAAAACACCTTAACTTTGCCCGCTAAATCGCTCTTACTGGCTAAGTCCAAGCCAATAAACAACGGGCAATCGGTAAACTGTTGCGGTGATAGGTACTTGTCACCACAGGCCGCCCATAGTTGCATATCCATCCATGCAGAACGCGCATTAACCCAAACACACAAATGCTTGGTCAAGAAATTCGTTTGTGCTGTTGGTTGTACCTTAGCTTTTTCACAGGCTGCCGCTAATGCGTCTTCACTGACTGACAATCCGTAATTCGGGTTGGCCTTGCGCCACACCGCTGGATCAGTCCAGTCGTCACCATCATCAATCGTGTAGATAATGCCAAAATAACGGTCATGGGTAATCTTACTTGATAGCAAATCAATGACGGTTTGCCGCTCGCGGTAACACACGCCATGCAAGTCAAAGCCCGCCGTGGTAATCATGATCACGATTGGCTGTTCACGCGCCCCTGTTGCCGACTCAAGAACGTCTAACATCTCACTAGACTTATGCGCATGAAGCTCATCGACTAACGCACAATGCACATTCAGCCCGTCTTGATTGCCGCCTTGGTCACGCGACAATGCCTTGAAAGAGCTGGCACTGGTCAAGCTAAAAATAGAGTGCTGACCTGTCTTAATCTCAAAGGCGGCTTGCAGCTTAGGCAGGCGGTTGACCATGCGTTGTGCTTCTTCCCACACAATACGCGCTTGGTCACGCGTGGTTGCCGCGCTGTAAACTTGCGCCCCTTGCTCACCTTCAATAAAACCACAGTACAGGCCAATGGCTGCCAATAATGTTGACTTGCCATTCTTACGCGGCATTTCAATGTAGGCGTAACGATAACGACGACGACCATCGGCATCACACCAGCCAAATAAATTGGCAACAATAAAAATCTGAAACGGTTCTAGTGTGATTCGCTGCCGAGCCGCCGCCCATTTACCTTGGGTATGTGGCAACAATTCAATAAATCGGCAGACGTGTTCTACTTTTTCAATATCAAAACGCCACACCAATTCTGTATTAGCAAGATCATTTAAGAAGCGTTGACACGATTGCTGTACATAAACGCAAGCCGATAATTTACCCGCCGTGACATTCAGCGCGTACTCGGTACATAGCGCGGCATAGTCACGATTTTTCATTTATAGGCTCTATCAATCAGTGAATTTTGAGTGCTTCAAATTCGTTAAGCGGCACTTCACCCAATAAAGAAAGTTGACGGGCTTCAACCTTAATGCTTGAACGTGCGGCAGGACTCAAACCAAACTCACGCCCTGTTTTAATAATCATTTCTTGCAAACGACTACGAACGGACACCCATGCCGACATCATCTCAAAACCATTAGGCGTGGTAGCAACCCATTTTTCAGCTTCAGGAAACTTTTCCATAAGCGCGGCATACTTCGCCATATTGTCGCAGTGCATGGAAAACAAATCACCATCAATCAAACTAATCAAGCCCATGCTGACTAATTGTGGCCCTAGCGTTTGCCAATGTTTTTTACCGTTTTTACATAACCAATGGGGCGCATCAGGCAAGCCAAGAACGGCATCAGGGCCGTGAGTATCACGGTCGCCACGCAACTTAGTTCCTTCTAAGATTTTTTGTTGTGCGGGCTTTTTAGGTCTGCCTGCTGCCATTTTTAACCTCTAATCATATCAATGGGGAATACACCCCCCTTCTAATTTTGACACCGTATGAAAATGGA